TGCTTGACGACTTAGGACGTCCAGAACGTTCTAAGTGCTCGCTTGAGACCATGGGGGGTGAATCCCACGGGTGCTCGTGTTCCCTCGCGGGAACCGAACTGTCGGATGGATACCAGGGGACTTGACCCCTTAACCAAGTATCCGTGTCCAACTTAAGCAAACACTTAAGAAGGGCATCAGGCCCGTCTAGAGGATCTCTAGGGGGTTTAGACTCCACAACATAGCCCTTGACTAGAGGACTATGGAGTCGTGGGTGCATCCGATCGACTTGGTAGTCGAGAAGACTCACCCTGCCCAACACGGAGGACCCAGGATGAATAGTCGGAAACCACGTTAGCAGTTTCTCGAGTTTCCCATCCAGGTACCTTGCCGTCTTCCAGTAACCACTCATGTAGAGTTGGTTCCGAAGAGACGATAAGGACTCCACCTCCGTAGCGTCCTGCCATCGTGCAGGGAAATCTTGCCGGACACGTACAATGCTAACGTCGTGTCCATTAAAGTACTCCCTGCCACAAGACTCTCTGAACTTTCCAGTCCAGAAAGACTTGCTCGTCCCTACTCGAGCACCAAAATGCTCGAGAATACGAACGATGGAGGTCACTTGATCCACAGGGACAATTAGATCGTCCCCATAGACGCGCACCGAGTCCGAAAGCTGATGTATACGCTTCCGGCAAAGTGACTCGTTAAGCGATCTCTGAATCCCTATGAAGATCAATGTAGTAAAAACCATTGCTTCAATTGGGAAGCAAAGTGCTGAACCCATTGACGCGAACTTACTCAGACGAATCACTTCGCCTGTAGGAAGTTCTGCTCGACGTGAACGACTTGCATCGACTGCCGCATGGAGATGCGGAAAGTCGGACAACATCGTTCTTACGAGCTGATTCGAAACACGATCGGAAGCATCACTCAGGTCGAGTGTTGCGGTTCGTTGATCAAACGAACCTAAACGAGCAAGTTCCTGATTAGGAACCTGATCGTCAAATCCGATCAACTTAGGAAGTAAGTCATCTTCCTTATAGTGCTCGAGGAAACTACGATAGAGCGCTTGCTGCACATACTGCATGCAGGTAGGCTCCATTGCAATCACTCGAGGTGTCTTGAGCGTCTTAGGAACAAGTTTCACCTTTACAGGTGTCTCTTGCCCAGGTTCGAGGAAGTCAACATCTTGCAACCGGCGATATTCTCGCCAGTTGACTAATAGATGTTCACCAGCGGGTAAAACCGCTTCTAGGCGATTGGTCCAGACAGATTGATGGTACTTCCCATTTCCGGAAAGACCATCAGCTGTTGATCCTGGACCATGCTTCGGTACAAGGCGTCCATAATAGACATCTCTGTCCATCAGAGAGAACACCTTGGCGAAGAGCACACTCGACATAGATTTGAACTCAGCTAGTTCAGCTGGGCTCAGATCGAGTGATCGGACTTCCTGCTCACACTTAACGAAATTCCTGACGGCAGCGGATTGGCGTGCTGGGGAGCACGCTTTCTCCATCTTACCAAACATCAGCGTAAGCTGACGAATGGCTTGAATACTGTCCGTACAGGGTTCGTCAAGTAACGAGCCACTACTCCGGTCGAACACACGACAGAAGAAACCTCCTAAAAATAGGGGGAGACTTCCTCCTCTTCCCACTCGGAAAGAGGAGTTGATGTCGACGTGTCCTTGGTCAAGCCATTTTTGGACAGCTTTTCCAAGGTCAGGTAGGGTTATCGTGAGAAACGACAACCCCTCATGTTCGACTCGCCTCGTGACGGTATCAATGTCACGAGTGGCGCTAGTGCAGCATTGATCAGCAGCTTCCGCTGCTAATCGGGACCAGAGTGACATCAGGCTTTTCATCGGACCTCCTCGATAGGGGGCTACCGAATCCATAGCCTATGTCTCTGTGCAGACGCACGCAACCAGCGTGCGAATACCACGGAGTTCACTCAATCAAGAGTGTTGCCTACTTCTCTGAGAACATTCCTACCACAAGTGGAAGGAATGAACGTTGACGAGAAGATTGACGATCCTCTGGAGTACGCCGAAAAGTAGGAAAATCAAAAGGAGAGTCTTATAACTCACCTGGAGATTAACCTTAATTCCCGGAAACTCCGTTGGATCATCACGACCTTCCCTAGAATTCTTCCAACCCGAGGATTCATACCAAGAATCGTCGGAATCAGAAGATCCAGGGAGCTCGCTACGACTCACCACCAAGAACTTTGGAGATGAGCGCATCGGAGTTCGCGGTGAACAGGCCCTTAAAGCCCGTATACACTGCGAGAGCCTCGGCATTCGTGTAGCCCGCCGGTGGAACATCGAAGACAAGGTATGTTGCCATACCCACCTTCACGTTCTCTGACGGGCGAAACGGGTCCGAGGTAACCTTCGAATGGTCGACCCTCAAGAGCCGTCGAGCCCTCCCTTGCTTCGCAAGGGTGTGGTTGACGGACAACTTGATCAATCCATCAGACGAAATGTAGGCTGACTCGTTACCCTCCGCAAAAGTACGCGGAAGGGGAACGGTCGTCCCACTG